ATCCATGTAGGAATGTGAGCTGTCCGACTTGCTATGAGTGTTTCTTAGGATTTTGTGAGTTTGTTGGCTGTCCGTCAACACCTCCGCCTCCACCACCTCCGCCTCCGCCTCCGCCTCCACCTCCACCACCGCCACCTCCAAGCGGCGGAGGATGTTTGGTTGGGTCTACTCTAGTATCCACACCTAGTGGATACGTAAAGGCAGAAGACATAGTAGTTGGCTCAGTTGTTCACTCCGTAAGGTTTGAAGAACTAAGTACCGATGAGACGGTCTACACATTGCCTGAGTGGAATACCAGCACATTAACTCCTGTAGAGTTAGTAGAAACAACCATTACCTCGGTAGTAGTTGCCAAGACAGTGGATGTTTACCTAGACCTTAATGGGGATCTAGTAACTCCAGAACATCCAGTCTTGGTTAAGTCTGGCGACGTATACAGATTCAAGCAGGCTGGAGATGTCCAGATTGGTGATCTAGTACTTCGTCGCGCTGGAGATACTGTAGACGACCTAGTTTGGGAGCCTGTAGTAACAAACGAAGTAGTAGAGGCAACGGTAGATGTCTACCTATTCGATGCTGAAGACCAGGACGTTCTATTTACAAAGAACTTCCTAAGCCACAACATTAAGGCTATATAGTGGGTAGCTATACCAGATTAAACACCTGGTATAGTTACCCCGTATGGGAGATAATATGGATAAAGAATTAACCCCCTGGCAAAGATATAAACAAAAACTCCAGGATATTAAAGAAGCTCAGGGTGAGACTCGCCCTTGGCATTTGCTGGATAAAAGTAAATATACGGAAGAACAAATTGCAGAGTTGCGTTTTAACATATGCAAAAGCTGTGAGTTTTTAACTAAGACTACAAATCAGTGTACAAAATGCGGATGCTTAATGCACCTAAAGACTAAGCTAATAGCCGCATCATGCCCTATCGGTAAGTGGGGACCCGCATCAGAAGGAGAACTAAGTGATATCCCAAAACCCTAATTTTTTAACTGATACTGAAGTAAACACATTAGTATCTTATGCTGAAACCATAACTGAACGTAATCTCTGGGATAAGTCAGACCCGCATCCATCATGGCATGATAGGTACGTTCACGCTGGACACCTACGTCGCAAAGACGTTGGCTTTGGAGAAGATAAAGATTTAGAGATCTTTGATCTAATGGTTGGTATTCGTAAACGAATTAAAAACCATATCGTTAATATTCGTAATTTAGAGGTACCATTATTTGCCGATACCCTACAGCTAGTTCGCTGGGTACCCGGGAATGAACAACATCCACATGCGGACTCTCAAAATCAAGACGGCTCTCCTCATCCGTATGCTTGGAGAGACTACGCTTCCGTAACATATTTAAATGATCAATACGAAGGCGGGCTAATTTACTTTCCTGATCACAATGTAGAGTTAAAACCCGTACCAGGAACTATGGTTACTTTTCCAGGAACTACAGAATACATGCACGGAGTTTCAAAAGTTATTTCAGGAATTAGGTATACCATGGCTTCTTTTTGGACTTTAGATCCTAAAAAAGCTGATGGATTGCCTATCTGATGCATGAAAAAATACTAATAAACATAGTCTCATACCGAGAAAGAGAGCTGGAAAACACGGTCCGCTCTTTGTATGAAAATGCAACCCATAAAGATAGGCTTTTGTTTTCTATAGTATCTCAAGACTATGAGCACCCAGATCTCTCTTTTATACCTAGATTAAACCTTAGATACATAAAGATTTTACCTGAAGATGCTTTTGGAGCACCTTGGGCAAGATCTATAGCTTTTTCTATGTTCAGTTCTTTTGACTACTATTTTCAGACCGATGGGCATGTAATAGCCTCTCCGGAATGGGATCAAAAGCTAATTCGAGCCTATGATAGAGCTAAGGATAAATATAAAAAAGATGTGGTATTAACGGCATATCCGGCAGCATATGCTTTAGATGAATCGGGAGAACGAAGAAAAATTGTTCTGGAACATTCAGCCCCAGACATACAGGGGGTAAAGTTTAGGGATTGGCCAAATAGAACTAAACTAGATCACCTAAGTCAAGTATTTTATATACAAGCTGCCTGTGTATTTTCTTCAAGAAAACACATTGAAGAAGTTCCTACAGATCCAGAAGTAGATTTTTTTGTAGAAGAGGCTTTATGGAGTATACGAACTCACTCAAAAGGCTACGTAATAGTTTATTTTGAAAGACCTATTTTTTATCATTTTTACGCTGTAGATAGAATAAAGATTCAAAGTAACTTAAAACCCTGGAATGATGGCAACCCACTAGTAGACCACTATAATGACTTTACTAGGGGAAATTCTGTAGTTGCAGGAGAAATAACTGGTTTATATGGACTATCAAAATTTGAGGTGCAAAGTTTTTGTAATAAAACTAACTACGTAATACCCGACAACCCCGTTAAGAAATCTATTATTGGTATGCTATGATAAATAAAGACAATAAAATAATTCCCGATAAAACGTTGTTAGTGATACCCAATAAAGGAATAACTAATGAAGAGGTTGGGGGATTGTTAACGTCTTTAGGAAGTATGCGTAAGAGAGATTGGTTTACGGATCACTTCTACTACTGCTTGCCGTTAGCTGTAGGAAATAGGTACGGCTTTATTGTAAAAGCCCAAAGAGATTTTACGGCATACTGGGATGGAACAGAATCTCCTAGTGGAGTTACTATTACCTCTGAATCTACAGACCGATATCTTCAGAGTTACGATGGTCACTTTGGTTCTGGAATCATTACCATACAAAATTTCTGGCATTTAAGGACACCCCCAGGGGTCAACTTAATGACAATTAACCCGCCTAATTTTCCACAGCATGGGTTAATGCACATGACCGGTGTTATAGAAACAGATAACTTAAGAAGAGATTTCACATTTAATTTAAAGATAACCAAGCCCGGAATCTATATAAATATAAAGGCTGGGGATCCTGTGGGGGCTTTCATTCCGATCCCCAGATATTTTGCTGATGGGTTTTCAGTTAAGTACGCTAACGAGCTGTACTCGGATGATGAGATTGAGCTAGAGTACATAACTGGTGACGAGTTTGCTAGACAGCGCCGGACTGAGGATTTAAAAAAGACCCATCAGGCTGGAAAACGGTATTTAAAGGGAGAAGATGCCTGGGGAGAAAAGTTCCCAGACCATCAGAAGTAATTTAAGGCTATACTCTACATATGCGTGGAGAACGAGTTGAAGGTTCTAGATTTACGATCAATCATGAGCGTGGATCGATCATTAAGGGCACCACAAAAGAAATAGTACGTACTGTAGGTTATGACTTAGAGTGGTGGCTATACGATTCCGACGCTACAGTTGTCGACCCAATATACGATGTGGGAGCCAATACTGGTGGACGTCGTTGGACAGGCCCATATCACATTCCCGTCATTAACGCTACTTTGACCCAGGGAAGTACAGTACCTACCGACCGCGGTTTTTATAACACAGACGTTTTAAATATAACCATAAATATGGACGTGGCGGAAGGTAGCTCTCTGTCTACTAGTGAGACCCTTCTCATACCAGAACTACGTTCCTTACCTACAAACCCAGATGCTTTTTTAAGAGATCGGGTTGTATTTAAGAATCAAGTTTTTAGTCCTAGACAGGTTATGCCTAAAGGAATTATTACCAACGACTATACGTTGTTCTCTGTAATTTGCTACCAGGTAAATGCTGAAGAACTTATCAATGATCCGCAATTTGCAGAGTATGCGACCTATACCCCATTTGGTCCTAGAGATAGATTCTCTTTTTATGAGGACCCTGAAGGCTCTCCAGGTAACGTCTAATGCCGTTTAAATCCGAAGCTCAACGTAAATGGATGTATTCTAAGGACCCTAAGATGGCTGCTAAATGGGAAGAGCACACCCCTAAAGGTAAGAAGCTTCCTAAGAAAGTGAAGAAAAAAAGTGGCAAGAAACGATAAGCCTGTTTGGGATAAAAAAGATCCCACCCCGGGTAAGTCTAAAAAACTCAGCAAGAAGCAAAAGGCTTCTGCTAGGGCTAGGGCTCGGGCAGCAGGCCGTCCCTATCCTAACCTCGTAGACAATATGGCTGCTGCAAGAAAGAAGAAATAATGTGCGCTAAATGTGGTTGTGGATGCAGATCAGGTAAGCCAGCGAAGGGATGTAAGTGCTCATGTGCGACCTGCAAATCAGCTCGAAAGAAGAAGTAACCTGCAAGTGCGGCAACTGCTCCTGTGGAAAGGACAAGACTAATGAGTCGTAAACGAATTCCATACAATAAGAAGAATGATAAAAAGCAGGATGCCAAAACTACTAAGGGCATGTCTAAGGAAGAAAAAGAAGAATTTGAAAGAATGGACAAAGCCCACGGTAAGCGCAATAAGCCTGAAAGCCAGACCGCCGATCGTAAGATCGATGAACGTCTAAAGAAGAAGGCTGAAAAGAAAGTCGAGAAACGCCACGAAGCCAAGGAAGGCAAGAAAGGCGAGCGCGAAGAAGAAAAGCGCGAACATAAGAAAAAGAAGCACAAAAAGAAGTAACCAGTTAGGCCCCGAAAGGGGCCTTTCTTGTTTATCCTTATCTATGACGCCGGGGAAACCCGGAACCCCTGCTATACCCTGCACGCCTCATGACGGAGGATTTGAGATGATTAACCTTGCACGTAAATTATTGCAAGCCGAGACAGACGCTGATAAACAAGAGTTTGTCCGAGGACTAGTTGGCGCTACTCCTGAAAAGGGGAAGAAGGCCGCAGTGGTGGGGTTCGTAGCAGGATACCTACTCTCCTCGAAACTCGGTAAAAGTGACAAGCGTAAGTAACTTCATCTCGAAGCATATTCAACAGGGTCAGCAGAAAGCGGCTAAAAAATTAACCGCACAGCTACGACGTAAGGCTTACCAATCTGGTTGGCCATCTAGTGCCTCCCGCCACCTTACAGTTGTGCCATCTGATTTAAGCTACAAAGTTACCTATCCCTCAAAGCATGCTCAGGTAGTAGAAGATGCTGAGTATGGTACTGAGCATTCTCAACCTAATCCTGTAGTACGTCAATTTATGGCTGGGGTAAAAGACACAGAGGCAACAGCATATTTTGATCGTGTCTTAAGAAAGACGAGGATTATCTAATGCCGTTTATTCTTAATGAAGATAAAGCCTTGAAAGCAGCGCTATCGGGCATCACCGTATCGGATAGTGGTAACCCTACTAGACCCGTAGGTGTGTGGTTTGGACAACCAGACCCTGAAATTAGATTTCAGTCATATCCGTATATCACCATAGACCTAATAAATATGACTATTGATTCTGAAAGAGAAATGCGTGGAGAATGGTACTTTAAGCCTGGAGAAGATAAGTACAGTCCAGAAGGAACCGTTGATGGGCAAGACTATAGATCCAGCCTGCCTATCCCCGTATACTTAGACTATCAAGTAACTACCTATGCCCGTCAGCCTAGACATGACCGGCAGATTATGTACGAGTTGTCAAAAACTTCTCGTATCCCATTTAGATTTGGCGGCCTAGTTATTCCAGAAGACCGAAGCATTCGGCGTATGGATCTAATTGGGTTTGCCAAAAGAGACACTACTGAGCAAGATAAACGCTTGTTTAGAAACGTCTATACCGTCCGAATTAGCTCTGAAATATTCCAGAAAGAATTTGCAGATGTCTATAAGGTAACGCAAAATCCAAATATCGATATCACATATACGGCCACTCCATTCGAAACAATACAGCTATAACATGGAATCTCGAGACAATATAAACCTAAACCCAAGGAGAAATACATATGGCTACATACAGTAGACCAGGTGTCTTTATTCAAGAAGTACCACTTCCACAGTCGGTAGTTCTTGGGGATGTCGGATCTGCAATCGGTGCGTTTGTTGGACCTCTAGAAAAAGGACCAGCATCAACACCTGTATTGCTAAATTCTTGGACATCTTTTACCAAAACATTTGGTAGCCTAAATGATACCTACCCAGTAACCTGGGCAGCTTACAACTTCTTTGCTAATGGTGGTCGTCAGCTTTACGTAAAGCGTATTACTGGCTCTGGCGCAGCAAAGGCCAGCGTGATCCTAACAGATCGTGCCGCTGGAGAACTAAACACCCTAAATGTTGAGGCAGAAAATGCCGGAGACTGGGGAAACAACATTGCAGTTGAAGTAACAAATGCAGGTGTTGAAGACCGTTTTAACCTAGTAGTTTCAGTAAGTGGATCTGTTGTCGAACAGTTCACAGATCTGAGCATGGTTGATACTGATCCTCGCTTTGTTGAATCAGTAGTAAATTCTGGATCAGCATATATTAGGGTTACAGACCTTGATTCCGCATCTGTTTCTCCAGATAATATGCCTGCCGCTGATGGCTTAAAAGCTCTAAGCGGTGGTGTAAACGGAGCAACTCCAGCTCGTGCTGCATACTCAGAAGGACTTACTTCTTTTGATGCTGTTCAAAATCCGCTTGTATTTAATATTCCAAATGCAGCGTATATCTATGGTCCTACAGATACCAGTACTGAAAGAACACTCTCTATTAATATTCAGGGAGATCTTGTAAACTACTGCGAAAATCGTGGAGATGCTTTTGCAATTGTTGATATCCCACGTGGTCAAACTCGTGCGGAAGCAACAACCTATGTTACTGAAGTTATTACAGCAGCTCCAGATTCAGACGGTGGCGTTGCAGCAGCTTACTGGCCATGGACTTTAATTCCAGATAGCCTTCGTGCTTCTGGTGGCGCAACCCGCCTACAAGCTCCAGGCGCAGGCATGGTTGGTCAGTTCCTTGCTACCGATGCTTCTCGTGGCGTATTCAAGACTCCAGCAGGCTTGACTAACTCCCTTGCAAACGTAGTAGCTACTGAAAAGCTATTAACCAACGCAGAACTAGATGCCCTAAACAGCAGCTCCAAGCCTATTAACGCAATCCGCCAGGTACCTGGAGCAGGCATTGTTGTTATGGGTGGACGCACTCTTCGTAATACTTCAACAGAACGCTACATCAACGTCAAGCGTTCTTTGATTTATATCAAGAAAGAACTAGAGAACCGAAGCGCATTTGCTTTGTTTGAGAATAATGATCCAACCCTTTGGAAAGCTCTCAATACAGCTCTTAGCTCTTTCCTACTTAATTTCTGGCAAGCTGGTGGACTACGCGGATCTACTGCAGCACAGGCATTCTTTGTGCGTGTAGACTCAACAACTACCTCCTTTACAGATATCCAAAATGGCCTTGTTAACATTGAAGTCGGTGTGGCACTACAGTATCCAGCTGAATTCATTGTTATCAAGCTAAGTCAACTAACCGGAAACGCTACGGCGTAAGGAGATAACCCATGGCAAATACCGCTAATACACTGAGTACCATTGCAACGGATCAATTCCGTAATTTTCGGTTCTTAGTATCTTTTACACCAAAAGCAGAAAATGCTGGTTTTGGTACAAACTTTGGAAAGATGGGATTTGTTTCTGTCTCCGGTCTAACAGTCTCCACTGAGAGCATTGCTTACCGTGAGGGCGGATACAATACTAACTTCCATCAACTTCCAGGTCAAAGCTCATTCACCCCAATCACTTTATCTAAAGGAATTTCCTTTGGACAAAAAGAGCATGCCCTATGGATGAAGCGTTTATTCGCTATCTCCACAGGTACCGCTCAAAGTGGTGTTGGAGCTGAGTTTCGCTGTGACGTAGATATTCAAGTACTTACCCATCCTAATCCAAAAGGATTGACTGGTTCTGAAGACACTACTGCTGGAACAGCTTATGACTCTGAACTACATACATCCATGCGATTCAAGGTATACAATGCATGGATTACAAACATTGGCTATAGCAATCTTGATGCAGGTGGCAACACCCTTATGGTAGAAGAGATGACTCTTGTACATGAAGGTTTTGATGTTTCATTTGCTACAGGAATGACTACTGGCGGATCTGCACTACCGCTAGCACTTTAAACTAGATAAGGAAAACTAAATGACTACTGATACGACAACCATAAGCGCGGTTGAAAATCCCGCTTTGGTAAATCAATTAACGGATAAAGCACTTAAGTCTGTGACCCAGGAGGCGGTTCGTGAGGAAGCCCCAATCAAACCGCCTTCTGATCCACAGGTTACTTTATTAGCCGGAGTTCAAGTACCTTTTGGGGAGATTATTACTACCGCAGAAGTTAGAGAATTAACTGGTGCTGATGAAGAAGCAATTGCAAGAATTTCAGATATATCTAAAGGTCTTATGACTATCTTGGATAGAGCAGTAGTTAAGCTCAATGACAAGCCTGTAGAAAAAGACTTGCTAGACACAATGTTAGCTGGAGATAGAGAACTTCTATTGCTGCAAATTAGAAAGATGACTTTTGGTAACGACGTGGTAATAGAAGGCCAAGTCTGCTCAAAGTGCGAAGATAGCAAAATTATCACCATAGATTTAGATAAAGATGTAGAGTTAAAGAAGTTGGAAGGAGACTCCACTTTCACTGTCAAGTGTAAAATTGGACAGGTATCTGTACGACTTCCTAACGGAGTAACACAAAAACAATTAGTATCAGCTAACAACAAAACAGCTCCAGAATTGGACTCCATTGTATTAAAGAGCTGTGTTCAAGCGATTAATGACAACCCTGTTGTAGACCCTAATGTGGTTCTAAAGATGAGCGTCTCAGATCGCCGGACAATCCTAAACGCCATAGCAGAACGAAACCCTGGACCACAACTTCAACAAATTAAAAAACAATGTCCAACGTGCGGTCAGGAGGTTCCGCTTCCGCTTACGTTAGCGGATTTGTTTCAGTAAAGAATTTAGCTACGAGAATTTAATTCTTGCTTTGGACTATTTAGCCCAGTTTTATCCTGGGTGGTCCTTAACGGAGTTAAAAGAACTTAGCTTAAGAGAACGAATGATCTGGTTGGACAGAGCACTTAGTAGACCTAGGGGTGGAAACATTGGCAAGTTATGAAAACTTGATGCCGGCTGGCGATGACAATATCGTCGGTGGCGCTACTTCTGGTGTCGATAAACTTTTTACAAAAATGGATAAAGGCCAAAAGCAAATGCTTAAGGTCTTTAAAGAAGTTGAAAAAGTTACTGAAAAGATCAAAAAGAATATGGAGGCCGCTACCGGCTCCAAACCAAAAAATGGTCTTTCAAACTCCATGGGAGATATGCCAACATTTGGCGCATCTCGTGGAGCAGCGGTTGCTAGAGGTGCAGCTCTAGGCACTGTTGCTTTAGGCGCAATCGGTATGGGCATGATGCCAAATACTGGTGCGGCAGTGACTCAACGTTTAGGTGCAGATGCTGTTGCGGGTATTAGTGGACTTAATTCTCGTCAAGTAATATTAAGATCTAATAACGCTATTGGTGGCGGCGCTACAAGCGCTATGGGCCCAACTATGTCCGCTATGGCACTTATGTACAGCGGTGGTTATACTGCTACTAGCGGAACCTTTAAAAATGTTATGCCACAAATAGGCGGTCTAAGCGCACTAACTGGTGGCACCAACGAACAAATGGCACAGGGATTAGCCGGCATAAACGCTATGCGGTTCCTTCGCATAGGTGTTCAAGCTCGTGATACTAAAGGAAACTTACGACCACCAAATGCAATTATTAATGACACGTATAGATTTTTATACGGTGGTCGAAAAGTAACTCCAGAACAAGCCGCTTTAGTTCTTAATCCAGGATCTAAAGGCTATGCAACTATTCAAGCTATTGCTGGTGGAGATCAAAACCTTGCTGGAATTATCCAGATGGGAATCATTGCTCGTGCAAAGAAAGACAGCCCCCTAAGAAAAGAAGATCTTAAGGGGGCAAACCGAGCACTAGATCTTTTGGGTGTTGGTCAAGAAAGCCCTATGCGAACTAATTTCCGCTACAACACTAGCGAAGCTCGTAAGCTACAGGCTACAGAAAAAGGTTTAGTAGGTGGGTATAACGTAGCTATGCGATCAACGGCTGCGATTAATGATGGCTTTAGCAAACTAGCTGAAGAAGCTGCGGGAGTTGCAAACGCACTTGGAACATTACGTGGCGTACTTCAAACGTTGCCTGCTGCAGGAAATACCGGGGCAACAATCTCTGGATTAGCAAGCAGCGCAGCTAGCATGGGAATGAACGCCTACACGTTAATGATGATGCGTAGCCTTTACAAAGGTGGGCCTGGGGGTGCTCCCGGAGGTGCAAAATTTCCCGGAATGCCGTTGCTTGCAATGGGCGGAAGATTTTTAGGAAAGAACGGATTTAAAGCTGGTATGAGCGCAATGGGTAAAGGCGCTGGAAGATTTATTCCTGGTCTTGGTATGGCTATATCTGGATTTAGTGGCTACCAAGCTGCAAAAAATAACAGCGGATTCTTTGGTGGACTTATGTCTTCTATGGGAGCTGGAGCTGTTGGTGGTGGAATAGCTGGAGCTTTTGCTGGAGGCATTGGAGCAGTACCGGGAGCTATTGGTGGTGCACTTTCTTCTGGAATTGGTTATAGCTTAGGATATTTATTTGGACAAGGTGGAGATTGTTCTCACGGAAATGTGGGTCCACACAAGTGCGGTGTTGGTGGGGATAATCCTCCGTCAATGCAGAACATGCCTGCAGGATCTACAGCAGCTCCTCAAAAAGGATTTACAACTGGTACTGGTCCTGGTAACCAAGATACTCAAGGCATGGTTTTGCAGATGCCAGTTCCTAGAGGAACTCCTGTAACCTCTAACTTTGGTCCTAGAGATAATTCAAAGAACCCACAAATTTCCTCATATCACAGAGGTATTGACTATGGCGTTATAGTTGGAACTCCAATTCTTGCAGCAGCAAATGGTGTTGTAACTCATGCTGGAACTCACAGACAATACGGATATCACGTAATTATTAATCACGGAAAGAAATCAACCCTTTACGGACACCTAAGTCAAATCCTTGTAAAGGTTGGACAAAAAGTAAACGCAGGAGATGTAATCGGTAAGTCTGGTGGTAAGAAGGGTGCTCCGGGAGCAGGAACATCTACTGGACCACACCTACACTTTGAGCTAAGAGATCCGGGTGGAGTTGGAGCTCAAGGTCGTGTAAATCCAAAAAGTTTCTTTGGCAAAGTTATTAGTAACATTAAGAGTGCTGTAAGTAACATCTTTGGTGCGGTTAAAGGCTTTCTTGGGTTTGGTAAAAAGAAAGAAGAAAACGAAAGCAAGCTTATCCTACCTCCAGGAGGAGGACTAAAGTTTAATAATCTATCTAGTCTAAGTAGTCTTCCATTAAGCGAAACATTGAGCAATTCTTTGATGAGTGGTTCCCCCCTAAACTATAAAGATTTGCAACGAGAGTTTCCATCTGAAGACTTAAACCACGGAATTATGATTCCTAAATCTGGTAAAGAACCTTTTGCAAACAATGTAATTGACCGAGTATCTGGAGACTCTGGATCAATGGTTGGTGGAACTAGAAAAGGGTTGATTAAATTTTTGAGCAGTATAGGCTTTAAAGGTAAAGCTTTAGATACCGCTTTTGCTATAGCTTTAGCTGAGTCAGGCGGCAATGCTGGTCAAATTAATAACACAAAAGACTATGGTTTATTCCAGATTAATATGGCCGGGGACAACTATACCGACCGTATGAAAAAAACCTGGAAAGATGCTAACAAGACTCCATTTAGATTGAAGCATGTCAATGACCTACTAAACCCGACAACCAATGCCAAGGTTGCATATCACATGACTGCAGGAGGTAAGAACTGGAGTCGTTGGGTAACCTTTAATGAGGGCAAGTTTACTAAGTTTTTGGATGATGCCCAGGTTGCTAGAAAAGAAGCCGGCATTGGTGGAGACAACCCTACGGCTGGAATGGCTATGGAAACCACCGGTGTTGGTGGGCAAGTACGCACAGGGTCAGTAAGTGGAACTCTTACAAGTAATCAGACTATTAACGTAAAGGTAGATCTTCAATTGCGGGTAGATAAGCTAGCAAGCTCAGAGATTACTCGTGTAGCCTCTGGTCTACGCAAAGCTATTAATGATGAGTTTAAAGTACACGGATTGGGAGGTAACTGATGGCCTGGACATATGAAAATCTTTCAGACGTAGAAGACGCTAACTCTGTATACTCCCCGGGAAATCCCGCATACTTCTGGACTGTAGAGGCTTATGAACAAATAAAGCAGAATAACTACAACGACTATGTAAAGATAACTACCGACACTAAGAGTGTAAACGTGGACTTTAGAGTTAGATATTACGTACGTGTGTGGAAACAAAATACTGGAAACATGAGTCCTACCACCGGAGGAGCTACCCCACTATACAGTAGAAATGGAGTAGTAGTACAGATACTAGATAGTTATAAAACCGCTAATGCTGCCAACTTTGAGTTTGGTTCGATTGAGCAAGCTAATGCAGGTTATGGTCAAAACTCTTCTGGATATGGTGGAACGCCGTCCACTACTTCTCAATATTTTCCTTACTACACTGATAATGCAAACTACAACTCTAATAATAAAGAGTTATTTTATTTTGATGTAAAGGCTAAAAAATCAAATGTTTGGCTACAACCTGCAATCAAAGTAAAGCTTTTAAACGTAAATGATAAAGGCCTATTTGATTCTCAAGATTGGGAAAACCAAAATCAGTATGATCTTGAAGTACTGCCACACTATAGCGTTCAACTTCCAGGCATACAGTTTACTAAAGTAGATGCTACAAAACCTATACCTAAAATAGTAAAACAAGAAGCTTGGAAAGAACATCTAATTGCATTTGATCGTTGCTCTACTCCACAACGGTGGGCTGCAGTAATCAGAGAAGCAGATATTAACCCTAATGGATATTATTGGTCTATAAAATATTATCCAATAAACGCTGATGCTTTAACGGCAACGCAACTAAAACAACAAACTACTAAAACTATTATTGGCTATGATACTGTATACCCAAGTCCTTCCGCTCCTTTGGGGCCAGATAAAAGAGACTCATTTAACGATGCAGTTTTACAACTAAATAAGATACGAACTAATACCTGTGAAGAAGTAGAAGATGATGGGTCTTCCGATACACCCCCATTTCAAGACAGTAAACCTGTAGAGTTTGATACAACTACCAGAACTAATCCTCCAAACCACTATACAACTAGAAGCGTTAGTCACTGGAATAAAATAAAAGGAAATGTATTAAAAGACCTTGGTAAGCCAAGGGCTAACTTTGTTATTCCTAGCGGACGCCTAAACATATTAAACACAGAAACATCTACTGCCGGAGTTCTTGGAATGGTATTCCAAGATGCTGAATCAGCAAAAGCGTTAAACCTAGACACTAAACTTCCATGGGGTTTTAGATTTATCTATAACCCAACCTCAATCTCATATAGCACAGCTATGGATACTTCTATTGACTGGATTCTGGCAACTCAT